CGGCGTGCGGCACAAAGTCAAAGTTATCAATCGCCGTCAGGAACGTCTTCTCGTCCCATTCGCTGGCGCGCTTCTTGTTCCCCTGCCAGAAGCTGTCGGGATGTTCCTTGAACGTGCGGATCAGAAGCTGAAACTCTTCTGACTGGGCTGCATGCAGGCGCTTATGCACTGCGTTCAGCACCTTGGCGGCCTGTTCCAGCATTGCCAGCGTGGTGCCGACCGGCATTTCGGTCTTACCTTCGCCGACCTGCTGCTCCGCAGTGCCGCCAATTCGCATGCCGGTCTGAGCAATGTTCTCAACCAGCGTCATCAGCGCGCCAGACGGCGGTTTGTATGGGATTTCCATAATCGCGTCACGCAGCGGCATACCGCCGGTCTTTACCAACGCGCCGCCGCCCGGAGGAATGCGGAAAATGTTGGTGTTCTGACGCGCCCCGGTGTCAGCCATAAGGAAGCCGGGGAAGTTATTGTACATGCCCGCATCAAGAAGTTCGCGCCAAGCAGCGGTGATCGCGTTCGTCGTGTTGCCGAGGATGTGAAGCAGACCGATGTCATAGAAACCCATGCCGGGGACAAAGGTGTACTTCACAAAGTTTTGGCGAGCGGTCGGGAGTTCTTCTTCGTCTTCATCGTAGTTGCGAACAATCGACAGAATTTCTTGCGAGGACACGTCAATCGTTACGCGATACGGAATCTCAAGCCCGGTGGTCTTGCCTTTCCACTTATGCTCAAACCCTTTGATGTCGAGTTCGCAATAGCACTCATAGATTTCGCGGTCGCGATCAACGGGCCGCGTAGCTTCAGGCTCAATCCCTTGCTGGGCATTTTTTTCGCGCTTAACGCTATCAAGGTCAGGAGCTTTGGGGGCTGACAGCTCAACATCGCGATAGACGCCAAGAATTTGAAGCCGCTTCACAGTAGAGGGGCGCATGTAAACGCGGTGCGTGATGCGCTTGGCGTTCTGTAGGTCGGTCGCCGCGTTGTTGACGATCAGGTCATCGGCATCCACCGACTCGGAAACCGGGCGGTTCCGCAGCGGGCACTGATAAACCTTTTTAAAGGCTGTGCCGCCAAACCCGAGCATCAACAGCATGCGATCCGTGTCGGGATAGTATTCAGTCGCAACGCTGGTGAGGTAATGATTGAGATCACGCTCCAACGCAGTCGCAAGTTGGTCTTTTTGTAGGGTGACGTTGTTGCCGTCGTCGCGGATTTTCACCGGACCATCGGTTGGCAGCAGTTCTGAACGGGCGTTGGCTTGGAAACGAAGCACTGCCTCCAGAAGAAGGGGGTGCCGCACCTTGCTCATGCCGTCTACAGGCGCGCCATCAGAAGCGCCCTGCACGTTGGGTATCTCAACCTTCAAGCCAAGAAGCTTGATGCCAAGGGCGCGGTCTTCAATCCACTCTTTGCGAGAGGAGAGATCGTCTTCAATGCCCTCAAGAAGCTCACGCGAAATGCGAGAAAGCTCATCCTGCTCAATACGATCTACGAGATTGCTAAACCACTCGGTCGTATTGTTCTCAGCAGCGCGTTCAATGGGGTTCCCATCAAGAGAAACGCTGACGGAGCCGTCAGCATGTTCGATCTTGAGGATATTGCCCTTGATGTCGAACTCAGGCCGGTCGCCACCGCCCTCATCAATCTCAACAACAACCTCTTCTGGAGACGCAGTTGCTTCATCCTCCAGTGGAAGCTGACGGAGATTGGGCATCAGGCCCGGTGTCATCGGCATGAGCTATTCCTCTTTGGCCGCCAGCCGCTCCATTTCCTGAACGAAGCGTTGAATACCCTCTTGCGCGGCGAGTGTATCTGATTTTGCTAGGATTTCATAGTGACGCACGTAGTCATGCGGGTCTTCACCCCAGACTTCGACCTTAAAACATCCGATTGTCTTAGGCGTAGGCTCCCTGACGACATCAACCACTGCCTTAGCAAGCACTCTGCTCATCTTATCCTCAAGTTTAGGCTGGGTAGAGCGGGGGCATTTTGTTCCCCCTAAACGTCATGCTCTCCCGCATATCGCTTTCCCACTCTTGGTAACGCACAAGCACGCCCGCGTCACGCAAATGCCGTAGTGCCATGCTTACGGTATCGACCAAATCGTCGTGTTTGCCTTTGGGGAACTGCCCGACCTGTTGGATGACCATGTCGGCCCATTGTTTATTGGGCGCGTAGACCATTCCATCGGCAAAAAGGTGTTCGACTGAGTAGAGTCGGGACAGTTTGTCCTGACTTTTTGGGTCAAACATCTGCACGGCAAAGTTTTCGTAGCCGTAAAGGCGCTTTAGCTCCTGAGCTACGCTGTGGCCGGCGGCTTTATTCTCAACGAGCAGGCGATCTACCTTCATCTGGCGGCATGTGAGGGCGACTTTCTGCACAAGTTGGTGCAATTCGTACCTTCCCTGCCAAGCCTGCATCAGCATAACCTTGGGAGAGCCGCCAGCGTTGGGATTGCCGTTGAATTTGATCTGTGCGGCCTCATCAAAGAGGGCGGATTGGGCTTCTGCAACCTTATGTTTTTGATTTCTATTGACGTAATTATCCGCAAAGGTGGTTTTTGCCCCTGAGAAGACGCCCCAGATGGTCAAGGCAGAGGGGTCATTCTCTGTTTTTGCGGTGTATGCGGTGTCTAGGGACGCGATGATGAGGTCCATAGGCGGGTATTCTGGTGAATCCCATGTCTGCCACCAGTCGGTTTTGATGATACCGCCGCCTTTAGGCTCCGGGCGTTGCTGTAGTTGGCCGGCAGCGGCCCACGGGCCTAGCTGATTTTCCAAGATTGCGACTTCGCGTTCGCCAAAACGCTCGGGCCAGAGGAGCAAACCCTCTCTTTTTTCAAGAGTTTCCTCTGCTTCGATGCTGATCGGGATGCGGTTGCCGTCTTCATCGACATCGACAAGGGGCGTTCCCTCTGCATCGACGCCTCTGGGGTCATTCCACCCGATGGGTGTGACCGAGTGTCTGCGCCATTCGTAGCGCATGGGGAGACAGAGGTGGGTCCATTCCCCCTGATTTTTAGACATGATGTGGCCGGTCAGGTCTTCTTCCGACAGCCTTTGCTGGATAACAATGAACGCGCCCGTTTTAGGGTCGTTGAGACGGGTTGAAAGCGCTGAGTCCCACCATTCGATGGTCGTTTGGATGGTGGCTTCTGAAAACGCTTCTTGGGCCGCGTTAGGATCGTCCACCACGATGATTGACCCGCCTTCGCCCGTGAGAGCAGAGCCAACCGATGTCGAAAGCCGGGAACCGTTTTGATCATTATCGAACCTTGTCTTTGTGTTCTGATCGCCGGTTAACCTAAACCGTTCGCCCCAGCGTTGCTGATACCACGGGCTATCGATCAGCCTGCGGCATTTGACGCTATCGCGCAGGGCTAGCTGTTGGGCGTAAGACGCATGAAGGAACTGCACGCCGGGGCCAGACGTTGGGCTGTCCCATTGCCGTGGCTGCGCCCATACCCAAGCCGGGAACGCCACCGAGGTCAGCGACGACTTCGCACAGCGAGGCGGAATGTTGATGATAAGCCGTTTGATGTCGCCGTCTGCTACGGCTTGGAGATGCTCGGCCACGGCCTCGATGGGCCAACCATCAGTAAAGGGCGAGGCGTCAATATAGCGCCAAGAACCTTTTAGAAACTTGTATAGGCTATCTTCGCAATCTGATCTGTCGATGTCGATCAGTTGCTTTTCGATGTCGATCTTTTTCCCGTCGATCTCAAGGAACGGCATTTTTGCGCCTGCGAGTGCGAGGAAGCTTGCTGAAGGTTAGGTATTTCTCCCCGGTGGCGGCGTCCTCCCAACAATCCAAATAGGCCTCCAGAGCGTGCCGGGGGTCTTGAGATATAATTAAATCCCCGTCTCCGTCCTCATACACAAACCCATCAAAAGCTGTGTCTAGCTCTGTGCGGCGCAGCCAGCCAAAAGTGTGGTGCCAGCCGTGCGCGATAGCTTCATCATTCATGGCTTTCTTCCGAAAGTTATGTTTGTCTCCGCGCGAATTTCCTGATTTCGCCATGTCCAGCACTCCCCGTCCTCCTGAAAACAGACCCAGAGCAGATCATGTTCTGCGCCGTAATCAATCAGGAAGTGAGCTAGAGCTTTCCCACGCGGGGTGACTAATGGTATTGGCGGGTTGAGTTGCAGGATCGTTTGCAAGGCGCACCGTCATTTCATCAAAGCTGAGTTCAAACCTGTCCGTTGGCTTGGCTATATTTGGATATTGGATTAGCAGATCGACAGGTATCCACCGGCCTTCCAGACATCTTCGCCGCCAGTGCCAGACAAACCTATACCTTTGCCGGTGGTTCATCTTTCCTCTCCAACGCAGCGCGGGCGACATCAATGGCGCTTTCAATCGGAAACGCTCCAAACTCCGGGTCAGGCGTCATCGCAGCGATCTGCCGCAGCGCTGCCTCAAGCTCCTTAATCCGGTCAGCAAACTCCCACGCCTTAGCAACAGCTAGCTCCCGGCTGCGCGTTTCCTCCACAAGCTCACGCTTCAAAATTTCAATCTGATAGGCAAGCTCATGCGTCCAGCCAAGCTCCTTCAGCGCTTTGGCGGCAATCATGTTGTTAATCCCGCCACCCGCACGGGTGACCGCCTTATTCAGCCGGGAGGCAAGTTTATCCATCCTGCCGCTCCCGCGCCTTCTTGGCGGCCTTAACAGCCAAGGCCTTATCCAAGGCAAACGCTCGCTTCTCAGCCGGGGTGTTCTTCCCACCCTTCGTCCCCGCCCGTGCCGCCAGAGCTTTATCTTTGCTAAAGCTGCGGTTCTCAGGCTTCACAGACTTGCCGCCCTTAGACGCAATCAATCGACGCTTCTCAGGGTCCATAGCGGCAAACCCACGACGCGCCTTTACCTTAGCAGTAACATTTTCCACGATTTTTCCCCCAGCTATAGGGACCCAAAAGGGGACCCAAACCAAAATGCAGTTTCCACAAACTACACCGTAGGGGGACCCGTGTCAAGGCAAGTGTTGATTTGCCTTGCGGGCAGTAGTGGGGAGGAATTTTGGGGTATTTGCGGGGAGGGG